TGCTTGGTTAAACGAGTAGTACGCAAGGGAGCAAGCGTATGGATACAGCAATTAAAGAAAGTGACAGCGAGTTTGTTCGGCACATTCCATGTGAGAACCCTGAGTGCGGTTCGTCCGATGCAAACTCTCTTTACGACGATGGACATACGCATTGTTTCTCATGTGGGACTACTGTCCAACCGAATAGCATCAGTGAGCAGCCCAAGCCCAGCTTAACTCAACAGCAAGGGTTGCTCACTGGTGTCTACCAAGACCTCGTTAAGCGCAAGCTCAACAAGGAAGTGTGTAGGAAGTTTGGTTACTTCAAAGCTACGCACAAAGGAGAGTCCGTCCAAGTCGCCAACTACGTCGGCAAGGACGGCACTGTTGTCGCTCAGAAGGTGCGAACCAAAGACAAAGGTTTTAGCATCTTGGGTGACGCAAAGAAAATGTCTCTCTTTGGTTCTCACCTTTGGTCCAAAGGGAAGATGTTGGTTATCTGCGAGGGCGAACTCGACACGATATCGGCTCATGTGTGTCTGGGCAAATATCATGCAGCAACGGTTGGAATACCTAACGGCTCCAACTCTGCTGTAAGAGCTATCAAAGATAACTATGACTACGTTTCTGGCTTTGACAAATGTGTGATTTGCTTTGATGCAGATGACGCTGGACGCAAAGCAGCTACAGAAGCGGCTCAGATGCTACCAGTCGGTAAAGCCTTTATAAGCCTCCTCCCTATGAAGGACGTGAACGACTGTCTAGTAGCTGGGAAATCAGCAGCCGTGGTGAGTGCTATCTTTCAAGCGAAAGAGTATCGTCCTGATAGCATAGTCGCCGCTGCCGATCTCCGATCCGTGATTGGTCAGGATGACGCTGCTTCGTCCATTAAGTATCCATACGATCAGTTGAACGCCATCACTGGCGGCATCAGGCGTGGCGAACTTGTGACGATCACAGCAGGCTCGGGGATGGGTAAGACTACTCTAGTCAGAGAGATTGCCTACAAACTACATCAGTCTGGTGAGAAGCTGGGTTTGCTCTGCCTAGAAGAGACTAACAAGCGCACCCTACTCGGCTTGGTTGGCGTACACCTCAACAAGAACATTACGGTAGACAGATCACAAAGTACCCCAGAAGAGATCGAGGCTACGTTTGACGAGCTGTTCCCAGAGGATCGACAGGTCTATCTGTATGACCACTTTGGAAGCTGTGACATTGACACAATCATCCAGCGTATCAGCTTCATGGTCAAAGCACTTGGGGTGACTGTTGTTGTCCTCGATCACATTAGCATCTTAGTCAGCGGCCTAGCCACCAACGATGAACGAAAGCTAATCGACATAGCCATGACAAGGCTTCGTACAGAGGTAGTGCAAGAGCTTGGTGTCGCCCTGATCATCGTGAGCCATTTACGCCGACCGTCAGGTGACAAGGGTTTCGAGAAAGGCGAGAAGCCTACCCTGCAATCCTTACGCGGCAGTCACTCAATAGCCCAGCTATCCGATATGTGCCTGTCCATGGCTGTACCAGCAGAGACACCAGACAGTGACATTAGAATCCTCTCAGTCCTCAAGAACCGATGGTCGGGTCAGACGGGCTGGGCTGGCAACATTCAATTCAACAGAGACACAGGCCGATTGGTCGAAGAAGGGAGCGAGTTCTAATGACAAACCCAATGACACTCGATGGATACCAGCTACAAGCTGAGACAACCTTTATCGTTAAGGAAAACAAGATTGAATACTTGGCTATGGGTCTTGCCTCAGAATGTGGCGAGGTCTGTGACAAGCTGAAGAAGCACATGCGCGACGAAGGTGAGCCACTTGCAGACATGGACTACGAGAAACGCCTAGCAGTAATGCAAGAGTGCGGCGATGTCCTGTGGTACTTGGCAAACATAGCAGCTCAGTTCCAGTTCGATTTAAGCAGCGTTGGTGAGATGAACCTACGCAAGCTAGACAGACGTATGCAGCTCGATCTGATCAAAGGATCAGGAGATGACAGATGAGGCGGCTGTTCTTTGACTTGGAGACTGACGGGTTAGACCCTGATGTTATCCATTGTATAGCTATTGGCGAGGAAGGTCATCCAGTATGGAGCTATGGCCCTGACCAGATCAAAGAGGGCTTAGAGAACCTTTGTGACGCTGATGAGCTGGTTGCTCACAACGGCATTGGCTATGACTTCAAGGTCATCGAGAAGCTGTATCCGAGCTGGCCTTTTGATGGCAAGCGCACAGACACCCTAGTTCTTTCGAGGCTCATAAGAGCTGACCTAAAGAACGAAGACTTTAATTACAACTGGTCTACTGAGATCATGCCAAAGAAGCTCTTTGGTTCCCACAGCCTCAAGGCTTGGGGCATGAGGTTACAGAACAGGCTCGGCGGTAATTTCCTAAAAGGTGACTACGACGGCGGTTGGGAACACTGGTCACGGGAGATGCAAAACTACTGTGAACAGGATGTCAGGGTCGCCATGGCTCTCTACAAGTTCCTCAAGGTGGATCAGTGGCCTGACGAAGCTCTGGACATGGCTCATGAGATCAGTGAGGTAGCCGAGAACATTGGCAACGCTGGCTGGACTTTTGATCAGGACAAGGCTGGCAAGTTGTATGCCGAGCTATGCACAAGGCGTGAAGAGCTTGACCATGAGCTGCAAGACCTGTTCGAGCCTTGGGAAGTCCATGAGACATTCATCCCAAAGCGTAACAACAAGACCTTGGGTTACATCGAAGGTGAGCCGTTCACCAAGACTACTGTGGTCAACTTCAACCACAATTCGCGCAGACATATAGAGTTCTGCCTGACCAAGAAGTACGGTTGGAAGCCCTCTAAAACCACACCACAGGGTCATGCCATAATTGATGATGTTGTGCTTGGTGAGCTGGATTATCCAGAGGCTAGGAAGCTGGGTGAGCTATTTTTAATTCAGAAGCGCATAGGCCAATTAGCGGAAGGGCCACAGGCTTGGTGCAAGAAAGTAGATAGTGACGGTAAGTTGCGGCACAGGATCATCTGTCCAAGCACACGGACTCTACGCTGCACACATATAAAGCCAAATCTCTCACAGGTTCCAGCAGTACGACTGCCCTACGGCAAACAGTGTCGTGAGCTGTTTACAGTTCCTAATGGATACAAACTTGTTGGTAGCGATCTTTCTGGCATCGAGATACGCCTCTTTGCCCATTTCCTTGCAGCTTATGATGGTGGTGATTATGCGAAGGTCATTCTTGAGTCCGACATACACAGCTACAATCAGAAGGCAACGGGACTTGCTACACGCGACCAAGCGAAATCGTGGCTCTATAGTACGCTCTACGGGGCAGGAGATGCCAAAGTCGGAGCACTCATTGGCAAAGGAGCCAAAGAAGGAAAACAACTAAAAGCTAACTTTCTCCGTGAAGTCCCAGCTTACGGCATCCTAAAGAACAAGGTCGAAGAAGCCTCTGAGAAGGGCTTTATCACCTCGCTTGGCGGCAACCGTATCAAGGTCAACTCAACTCACACTGCTTTGAACAGCTTGTTGCAATCAGCATCAAGCGCAATCAGCAGCAAGTGGGTTGTCCTCATAGCTAACGAAATCAAGAAACAGAACCTCGATGTCACGATCCTCGGTTGGATACATGACGAAGTGCAAATGGCAGTGAAAGGAGACCCAGATCATGTCGGTAATATCGCTAGACGATGCGCGGAAGAAGCTGGCAAAGCGTTTGAAATCAGACTCCCCATCGAAGCTGAATATAGTGTCGGACGAACATGGGCCGAAACCCACTGAGCTTGATGTCGAAACCGAGATAGCCCTGTTTGCCATGTACGAGTGCTTGGTCGAGTCATGGGCGACAGGCTTTACCACCAAATCCAAGTTTGCCCGTAAGTCAGCCAACATAATCGCTGTTGCTGCAACAGAAGGATTGATCACCACACGCCTCGAAGAAGAGGTCTGGGGTAATCGTTGGATGATTACAGAAAAGGGTATGCAATTCATGAAGGAGATACATGACGATGTTATTAGTTGATGCTGACTTATATCTATACAGAGCCACAGCAGCCACAGAGCAAGAGATATGCTGGGATGAAGACAATGGCTCGAACATCTGGTCATTAGACACTGACCTAAAGCTGGCAAAAGAACTGTTCTTTGATCAGATGGATACGTTCAAAGAGACACTACATGATGACCGTATCATCCTGTGCCTGTCCTCTAAGAATAACTTTAGGAGAGGTGTAGACCCTCGCTACAAGAACAACCGCGTCAAGATAAGAAAACCTCTTGGTTATCTCGCTATGGTTGATTGGGCAAAACACCACTTCAGTACAGTCAGTCTGGACGGTCTCGAAGCTGATGATGTAATGGGCATCCTTGCCACCAAGCCTGAGAACATAGGCAAAGCAATCATCGTGTCTGACGATAAGGACATGAAGACTGTTCCAGCCAAGATATACAGACCAATGTCTGATGAACGCCTCGACATCACAGAGGCAGAAGCTGACAGGTTCTTCCTTACTCAATGCCTCACAGGTGATCCTACCGATGGATATGTCGGACTTAAAGGATTTGGACCTAAGACAGCAGAGAAGCTGCTTGGGTTACGCCCTGATTGGTCAATTGTTGAGAAAGCCTACATCAAGGCTGGCCTCACCAAACAAGACGCACTCACTCAAGCAAGATTAGCCCGAATACTCCGCTGGTGTGATTGGGACTACGACAACAAAAGACCAATTCTCTATGGGAGCAAAGAGCATGTTTCACGAAGAACCAATGAGACACGAACAGTTCATGAAGGAAAGGCTAAAGGAGATACAGCCGCCTGATGTAATCAATCAACCAGAGCATTATGCTCAACATCCAATACAGCCCGTGGACTTCGTGATGTCTAACGGGCTTTCTTTTTGGGCAGGGAACGTAGTCAAGTACATCTGCCGCGCAGGGACAAAGCTCTACGACAAGCAAGACTCTGTGCAATCCGAAATCACCGACATCAAGAAAGCTATCCGCTACTGCGAGATGCGTCTTAACCAGCTTGAAGGGAGAACTCCAAGTGCTGAATAACTATCTACCATCAGACTACCAGACATTCATTGCCACCTCTCGTTATGCTAGGTGGATCGAGGACAAAGGCAGAAGAGAAACATGGTCTGAGACTGTGCAGAGGTACACTGATTACCTCTATTCTAAAGACATCAACCTGACCAAACAGGATTGGGATGACATCGAGGGTGCTATCCTAGAACTAGAAGTCATGCCAAGCATGAGAGCACTTATGACTGCTGGTGATGCTGCTGATAGAGATAACACCTGCATCTATAATTGTTCCTATCTTGCTGTGGATCACCCAAGGGCTTTTGATGAAGCCATGTTCATCTTGCTCTGTGGAACAGGCGTAGGCTTCTCAGTAGAGCGTCAGTCCATCTGTCATTTACCTGAGATACCACTAACCCTTGGTCAGACCGATGATGTCATTGTCGTACAAGACAGTAAGGAAGGATGGGCGAAGTCTCTCAGGAAGCTCATCAGTCTCCTTTATACTGGTGACATCCCGAAATGGGACTTGAGCAAAGTTCGCCCTGCTGGTGCAAGGCTCAAGACATTCGGTGGTAGAGCCAGTGGGCCAGAGCCTCTAAACGACCTCTTTAACTTCGTTGTAGCCAAGTTCAAAGGTGCTATGGGCCGCAAGCTCAACAGCATCGAAGTACATGACATCATGTGCAAGATTGGTGAAGTCGTTGTTGTCGGCGGTGTCAGGCGCTCCGCAATGATCAGCCTGTCTAACCTCAGTGACACACGCATGTCACATGCAAAGTCAGGTAGCTGGTGGGAAAACGAACCACAACGAGCCTTGGCTAACAACTCAGCATGTTACACAGAGAAGCCTGACAGCGAAACATTCTTGCGTGAGTGGCTGGCTCTAGTGGAGTCCAAGTCTGGTGAGCGTGGTATCTTTAGCCGTGTCGCAGCCGAAGCTCATGTAGCCAAGAATGGCAGACGCGAGACAGGCTATGCTTGGGGAACGAATCCTTGTAGCGAGATTATCCTAAGAAGCAATCAATTCTGTAATCTTACAGAGGTAGTCGTAAGAGAGACAGACGATCTTGAGTCACTCAAACGCAAGGTCAGGCTGGCGACAATCCTTGGTACTGCACAAGCTACCTTCACGCACTTGCCCTACCTCAGACCTGTCTGGACTAAGAACACATCAGAAGAGCGTCTTCTTGGTGTGTCTCTAACAGGCATCATGGATCATCCTGTGCTTGGTAAGAACGTAGACAGTCCTAAGTGGCTTGCTGAAATGAAGCAGGTAGCTATCGACACTAACGCTGAATATGCAGAGCGTCTTGGTATCGAAGTGTCTGCTGCTATTACCTGTGTCAAACCTTCTGGGACAGTCAGTCAGTTAGTTGACAGCGCAAGTGGCATCCATGCCCGACACTCTGACTATTACATCAGGACAGTTCGAGGTGATAACAAAGACCCTCTGACACAGTTCTTGAAGGATGCAGGGATACCAGCCGAAGCTGACGTTATGAAGCCTGATGCAACGACTGTGTTCAGCTTCCCTATCCAAGCACCAATGAGTGCAGTAACTAGAAATGCCATGACTGCTATCCAGCAGCTTGAACTGTGGAAGACTTACGCTGAAGTATGGTCAGAACATAAGCCCTCTGTGACTATCACAGTTAGGGATGATGAGTGGATGGCAGTGGGTGCTTGGGTCTACAAGCACTTTGACCTTTGCTCTGGGATTAGCTTCTTGCCTCACTCAGATCATACCTACGCACAGGCTCCTTATCAGGAGTGTACTGCTGCTGAGTACGCTGAGATGAAGCAGAAGATGCCAACCTCGATTGATTGGTCAGCTCTGTCTCTCTACGAAAAGGAAGATCACACTAGCGGCAGTCAGACGCTTGCTTGCACCTCTGGTGCATGTGAGATCGTGGATATTGCATCATGAGTGTTCCAACCTTTGAGGAGATCAAGCAAGCTCTGAAGATACCTGAGTTCAAGAGAGACAAGTGGGGTCGGCGTATCTACGAGCGTTCCGACAACCTACCCCGCGAAGTTAATGTTTCGAGAAACACCATTCAATATAAGAACCAGAAAAAGGGCAAATGGGATGGCTGATGAAATCAAGTGTCAGGAGTGTAGCCAGAACATCGCCTTTTATCATACTGGCGGTGTTTACACATGCGCTCCCTGTGAGCTGAAGAAACTAGGAATACGGCCTGTCTATATTCCTTACAAGAAAAGACCTTACCTTAAACGTAATAAGTAGCTGTGGTTTTCCTTCATTTTCCCACAGCTTTGGTAAGGCAAAAAACACCGATAGCATTTGTATCTCCCTTGCGCTATCGGTGTTTTTTCTTAAAGGATGCAATTAGTACATTTGCACGTTGATCTGATGTTATCTGCGATGGTTTGAGCACGTTGTCCTACCTGTCTGGCGTATCTTGAGTCCAGCAGCTCCCGACTTGCCAAGCACATTTGCTGGCCCTTCAGAGCTGCTAGAGTGGCCTTAAACTTTAGGAGTGTCGGAGTACCCATGTTAAACGCAAGATCGACAAGTGATTCTTGGATGATTTCATCGAGGTTATCGAAGTCTGGGATAGCCTTTTGAAGCTCACCTAAAACGATGTTTATGTCCTCATCTAGCATCTGCATAGCGGTTGCTTCTGAGATGCCTCGGTCATCTAAGTTGCGACCTACGCCTATCGTGAGTTTGTCACTTGTACAACGGTAAGGCATAAGGCGCAGTCCCTCATGCTTCACAAGTTGCTCTCGCATCTTCTCCATGTTTATCATTTAGTAATCCCTTTTACCTTCTCTACAGTTCTCAAACCGCCCAACCCCAACATTCCAAGAAGCACAGTCATGAGACTATCCATGTCAAACACAGGTAACATTGGTATCTCTATGCCAGCGTATGAGCACACGAACATCGACATGGGCGCGAGTACAAAGTGCCATATCATCGCAAAGGCCAGCCCCCAGCCAAGGAAGGGTCGCCAACCAGCCACGAAGATTGACCTGTGAGAAGCCTCGGCCTTTAGGATTTCTATTTGCCCCATCTGGGCTTCATGCGCTTGCTTAGTCGCTAGGGTTGCTATCTCGTGAGCTATCGCATTCTTCTGGTCCTTGTCCTCGATGAACTTGTCCAGTAGCCCCGTTACGGGGCCGATCAGTGCTTGCAGCAAGGGCTTTCTCCCTGTTCAGTTTAGCTTGTTCTTCTGTTGTGTGGTCGTGCATGTCCCACATGATCAATGCTTGTCTCCCTTGTGTTCGTGTCCCATCCAAATGCCGAAAACGGCGGTGAGTACGCCCATGACGACAGACACAAAGGCAGACTGTGCAGCCGTAGGTTCGAGCAAGGCCATGAACCATTCGGCACACCGCCAGCTCATCATCGTGGACGCAAGCATCATGAAGCGCGGCAGTATCTTCCAAGCAAGGAACTGTTCGACGGTAATCATAGCTGTGTACCCTTTAGCTTCTTGCACTTGAACCGTTTAGGCATCACAGTACCTCTTTCGATCTCCATGATAGCGTTACCCATTTCGTAGGCTCTTTGCTGACATATCTCGTAGGTCTGGTACGGGCCTCTGGTGTCGCTATACTCCCAGCAGTCAGTCGGTGACGCGATGGAACACGCCAATACTAATGTCTTAAACATTGTTGGCCTCTAATAAGATTGCGATGATTATGAAAAGTACAAATGCACCTATGGAAAGACAGAGCAACCAGTAGATAATCGACATGATTGTGTCTTGTCGTTGAATAGCTCTCAGTCTTGCTTGTTTGGCTGCTTCGACCCTAGCTCTCCTAGCTTCTGCACAGAACTTAACGTAAGCCTCGTACATTCCAGCTCTGCCGTAGAGCTGCATGTCGCTTCGTAACTTGTTCTCTAATTCTCTGACCTTTTCTTGAGCCATGAACTCTTGCAGGTCAGACTTGCTGCCATCTAGGTTTGATCCTCTTGATCGACAAGCCTTGTCCACTGCATCTTTAGCGTTTGTGAAATCAGCAACGGCCTTACCAGCTTTGGTTATCTCCGCGCCATTCTTAACCACATTTGAAATGATTGCGTAGGCGGCATTAGCCGCTGCCAGACTTTCTAAAATCATGCACAGGAACTCCCAAGGGTAAGCTCTCCTTGGGGTAATTAGCGATTTGTTCTATGGTTCTTGCACAGCCCACACAGTAGCGTCCTGTGGGGTCTAACTTACAGACACCGATACAAGGCGATCTCATATCTTCATAAGTAGTGAAGCAGCGAGGCCGACAATAATAACTGTCGATCCCATTATCATGGCTTCGAGCCTCCACAGTCTTTTATCAAGACTTTCGAGCTTTTCGCCTACGGCCTTATACCGTATCGCACACTCTTTCTCATGGCTCTCCAATTCGAGCGCAACGCGAAGCTCTGGTGTAACTGATTGCTCTAGCTTCATCATGCACTCTCCAATGCGGTGATACGGGCTTCTAATTCAAGAATAGTCTTACAAAGAAGTGGAACAAGTTTAGACTGATCAATCCCTTGCCAATCTGGTACTGACCTCGTACCCATCACAGCTTCTTTTGTTACATTACCACCATCATCTACCTCTGCTGGACTAACCTCGTATTCTTCATCACGCATAGCGTCTTTAGTACCAGTAATAGCCTCTGGTACGATTGACTGAACTTCGTGAGCTAGAAAGCCATCGACTGTAGTGTCGGGGTCAGCGATAAAGTTAAACCTAGCTGGCTTTAATTGTTTTAGGCGTGTGGTTGCATCCCAAGTGTAATCAACATTTTCTTTTAGGCGGTAGTCTGAAGAGGTGTTAAAGGCTGTGGATGAGCTTGTTACTGATACACTACCAACAACAGAGTTGTCTTTAAGATACCTTACAACTTGCCCATCACTCGTTTGTCTGGAGAAATCAGCTACAGAGGCTCCAGCCCTGTTAAATATAGAGTCACTACCGGCCTTGAGAACAACGCTGTTGTTCGTGTAGGGACTGCCACCTGCCATAAGGTTAGTTCCACCAATAAGCACATCGCCCGAGGAATTTACACGGAATCGTTCGTTACCGCCGCCAGTGCTAACTACAAGGCTATTTTGCGCCCTAATAGCGAGGTCAGTAAGAGATGGCGAACCGCCAGTATTCACCAGAGCATTAGCACAACCTAAGTAACCAATATTTGCACCATTAGCCCCTAAATCATATTGAACATAACCGCCAGTTGCATATGTGCTTTTAATTAGAACAGGTGAATTTGCGCTTGTCTCCACTTGTAAGTTTGCGCTTGGGCTTGTAGTTCCCAAACCTAATCGACCAGTTAAATCGAGACGCATTGCTTCTGAGTTGTTAGAGTAGAAGGTAGGAAAATAAGTGCCGGAAGAGTTTATTGCACCCATACGAACTTCGCCAGTAGTCGGAACTACAAGTAAACCGCCCTTTGCTTCACCAGAGTATTCTGCTACAAAACCGTCAGTGTCATTTAGACCAATGCTTGCTGACACTTTCTTCGTTGGCGAGGCAGTGCCAATGCCTAATCGACCAGATGAATCGAGTTGCATACGCTCGGTATTTCCAGTGTAAAACTGCATGATGTTTGCGCCGTTAGCACCTAGAGCAATACCAGTGTCAGTGTCGTTTACCCCAAACAGGTAAGTGCCTAGCAATTGACCAGTGGCTCGAAAGTTACCAAGCACTTTGGCACCATCGCTTTGCGTTTGTATCTTTGTTCCACCAGCATGTAGCAGGTTTACCTCACCAGCACTTGTCATCTGGATTGCTGAAGAGTTAATACCAGCAGCGATGATGTCTACACTTCCAGCCTTGATGTAGAGTTCGCCTGACGTACCTGTCTGAATGAAGTTTTGACCACCACCAGAAGTCGAATGGTAAATCCGTATATCGTCGCTATTACCAATACGCAGCTCATCCCCATCAGCCATCTGGATGTCGTGTCCATTCGACTGTAAGTTGGCTCCCAATTGGGGTGAAGTGTCCTCAACTACATTTGATATGCCGCCACTAGACGGTAGGTTAGTTAGGTTTGCACCTGATATTGCTGGCAACGCTGCTGGAAACCTCGCGTCAGGAATAGTGCCACTACCTAAGTTGGAAGCGTTCAATGCAGTAAGATTTACGCCACTGGATGCTGGCAAGGTTGCAGGGAAGCGTCCGTCGGGCAGTGTGCCTGTGGACAATGCAGAGGCATCGTTGGATGCTGGCACGTTGTCCAGTGCTGAAGAGACAACATCGCCGTTAGCGTCTAAAAGAGACGCAAGGTTGTTAGCTTTAGTCATATCATGCGTTCTCCGAGGTAATGGTTATCTTCATTCTGGTTTAGTAGGCCAAGTCACATCACCAAGGCTGGTCGCGGTCTTGGTAATGTCCCTGAGTGCCTGACGGTATGCTTTACGCTCATCGCTCATTGTGATGTCGCTGGAAGCCCACCAATCAGTCACTGCGATCAGACGATCACGTTCTTCGCGTAACAGCTTCATAGGCTCTGCTGCCTTTAGTTCGTCAGCCTTTGCCTTTACTGCTGCCCAAGTTGTACCCCAATCATCAGGGTTGGAGCTTTCAATAGCCGAGCCATTAGCATCTGCGCCCGTAACCTTACGGAACATTTCTTTGAACTCACCTTCTGTTGTTGGCTCACCTCGAAGCACCCATTCGTTGATGCCAAGTTCTGTGAGTGCTTCTGCTATACTCATTTTATACTCCTACTGTGCTATTTCTGTTGCGCTGATATATGAAGTACCGCGCTCATATTGATTGTTATCAGAGTCATCTACAGTGCTGTTTAAATGCCAGTTCGCGGCACCTACTACATTCAATCCAACTTTGTAAGTAATCTGTGAAGTACTACTTGGTGAATCAAAGTAATCATATCTACACACCTCTGGTGTACTGCCATCATCTGCAATACCATATGTAGCCGTAGCCATACTTATACCAACTCTTCTACTACCCGCCGCTGGTGCAGCTAGTTTTGTAGTGTCTCTATAAAAGAAAAACATATGATCCCACTGATTAGCAGATGACACGCTATGTTCACCAAATACATGCGCTTGTAGCAATATCACGCTATTCGTTGCAGTAGGTGTAATGTTGACTGTCAAGTCGGTGAGAACAGTATCCGTGTTTGCACTTAGTGCTACTGTATTTGTGCCAGTGAATTGGGTATATTTAACTTGAATAATGCCGCCAGCCATTACTGGTATAGTTACAGACCCTGCCGCATTTTGGATGGAGTCTACTTTCAAGATACTTGTCATTGAGCAATCTCCATGATTGTTAGACGACCACCCGAACCCCATGAAGTCGGATTAAAGTAATGACCGACTGTGCTTTGGACTGCCGAGCCTTTGATTTCATAGGTTGCTGACGCAGTTGAATTAGGAGCATAGACTGTATCTTTGTAGACGTAGTGCATAGATCGGTCATTAGTTGCATTGTTGTTTTGTGCTTGACCATAAGTACCACCCCCAGATATGGCAGTACCATCTTTGAATACCTTTATCTCAGCCCCACGCCATGCCCCTGCGTCTTGTGTTAGCATGATGTGACTACTGTAAAGTATGTACAAAGAGCTGGTACTGAACTTCGGGGCAAAGGTCATAGACAAACCAGTAAGGCTTGTATAAGTGCTACTACTGACTATAACCGTTGTAGCTGCTGACACTGTTTTAAATTGAACAACGTGTCCCGCGATATGAACACCGTTTGAGCTGGTCTTCTCAGTGATTGCGTCAACGTATAACGTACTCATTGGGCAATCTCCATGACTGTAAAGTTAGAACTTGCTCTAGCGTAATTACCAGAAGACCGTCTATTAATATAACCAGTATCGTTGTTTCCAGTCATTGCCCATTGCAGCTTATACACAATTTGAGATGTTGTTGACGGTGTGTCATAAAAATGATTGGCTCCTCCAACGTAAATGTATGCAGAATTAGGCCAAACTTGAAGAAAATTATCATAGCTATCAGCGCCTGTGGAGCTACCGATTAGAGTTGAGCCTCTTAACAATCTAAACATAACTCCATCACCTGTCCCAGAGCTTACTATTCCTAAATTAACTATAATTAAAAACTTACTCGTACTTTTTTTAGGAGTGAGAGTGGCAGTTAACCCAGTGTCAGCAAAAGTAGTACCGGATGTAGTAACTACAGTATTAAGAGAATTGCCATCTACTTGAATTACATGACCCTTGATATGCACACCGCTACCGCTGGTAGCTTCATCAATCTGATCTACGTTTAGAATACTAGCCATTTACACCACCGTTAAATTGCCGCTGACCGTCAGCGTAGTGCTACTGTTAATCGTGAGAGGCCCAACAGCCAAGGCGTTGTCTGTCGAAGCGATAGTTACGTTCTGAGTTAGGGTTTTTGACGTAACGCGGAATATGTCACCCTTGCCATTTGTTGTATCTCCACCAGCACCGTTGTTACCATCGAAGTACCCTGCCCCAGCTTGAATGCCTGTCAGGTTTGCACCTGAGATAGCTGGTAAAGTGCTTGGAAATCGTGCATCAGGAATAGTACCGCTGGCTAGATTAGAGGCGTTTAATGCAGTGAGGTTTACACCACTGGCTGTTGGTAGCGTGGCTGGAAACCTCGCATCTGGGATTGTCCCACTACCGAGGTTAGAAGCATTAAGTGCAGTAAGGTTTACACCAGAGGTTGCTGGTAGCGTGGCTGGGAAGCGTCCGTCTGGTAGTGTACCACTAGAAAGGTCACTCGCATTTGTTGTCCCTGAGACTGTGGAAGCGATGGTTCCGTTGCCAGCAATTGTAATTCCTGTGCCAGCCGTTAAAGCTGCGACTACGTTTGTCGTATCTGTCACATCTGCTGCTGCTTCAATTGCATCAAGTTTTGTACCATCTGTCGCTACATCTCGACCATCCACAGTTCCTGTGACCGTTATGTTGCCTGTTACATCAATGCCAGCAGAAAAGTCCACATTGCCGCTAAATGCACCGCCATTCGTTTTGCTAACCATGTCGGAAGTCGTGAATGACTTGAAAGCCACGATATTGATTTCATCGTTTACTGCTGCTGCTACAGCTAGAACAACGCTTGTTCCATTGGTGGCTGTGTAATCTGCACCGTCTTCGAGAACGACACCATTTCTAGTTACAATAAGGTTATCGACTGTGTAGCTGAGTGTGGTTGAGTTATCGTCTGAACCAGAGAATGTAGTCTGTCCAGCCGTTGCAGTGTAATTATAGTTGGTAAGCGAAGCACCACCAGCAGAACTTGCTGCAATCCAGCTAGAACCGTCGTACACTCGCATCTCGTTTGCAGTGCTGATAAACACAAGCGCACCAGCCACCAAAGCATTACCGTCGTTGTCTACGCTTGGATTTGAGCTTTTGCTGCCCAAATACCGATCATCAAAAAGATCATAACTGTTTGCTGCTGCTGCTGCCGACTGTGCTGCTGAGATTTGGGATGCCGAAGCTGCTGAAGCTGAAGAACCTGCCGCGCTACGGTCTAGTCCAGTTTGCACCCTGTCAGCCGCTGTCTGAACCGCATCCGCTGCGGCAGCGGTGGCTGAAGTAGCTGCTGCATTGGCATGGTATTTAGCTGAGTAGTCTGTTCCGTCTACCGTAGACCCCAGAAGAATAGCCCATTCCTTCGATGCACCAGCCGAGCCTGTTACACCCAGACCACCTATTGCGTAGGCTTTACTGCTGTAATCTGTACTATCAACAATACCGTTTATCTTTACTGCCCAATCGTAAGCACTATCGGCGTATCCAGATGCAGTAGTCGAATGAGCCAAGGCAGTCGTTACATGACCAAACGCAGACGTAACGTGACCAGCCGAGGTAACTACGTTAGCGTTTGTGGTCACTACGTCGGCGGCTGTACTAACGGCATCTGCTGCTGCCGCCGCTGCGCTTGCTGCTGCTGCCTGTTCTGAAGCGAGAACCGAGGCTGCACTTGCCGCCGCGTTATTGGCTGACGTTAGGGCTGAGTTTTGTATTTGCGTTGTCGTGCCGTTGTTCTTAAAGAAGCTAGAATCAGCCATGTAACCCTCGCTAATTGGTGTTGTAAGATGATTGGTAGTCGGTAAAGGTGTACGTTGGCTGAATAGCTTGGATACCACCATTCATCTCTTGATCATTTGCTTGTTCTTGTATCTCAGAGAGGAACTGGTTGTACTTAGTCTCAAACAGAGGTGCTCTTTCGTCTAAGTAGTAATCAGAGGCGTATGTCAGTGCAGAATATATGATTAAGTCAGGAGCTACGGCTGCTAGAGAGTTCTCATCGCTGTTAGCTGTCATTGCTGGAAACTCAGCATAATAATATAGCACTAGGTTTCCAGAAGTAGGCTGTGGATGCACAAGGAGCTGATGTTGTTGTCTAACGAATGTTGTGGGATTACCAGCGATAGGGCTGGTTGCTACGGCCCTGTGCTTTGACATTGGGATACGTTGCAGCTCTTGGTCGTCATAATAAAGAGATATGATTTCCAAGAAGTCGTTAGGAAGATTAAATGCAGGTGTCTGACCACTTACAGTGTAAGTGCTTACGTTTTCATTTAGAGGGGTACGGAGCTGCCTCTGAATACGGGAGATACCTTGGTCAATAAATGTAGTCGTGAGTGTGGCTGTAATATCACCTCGGTTAAGCAAGCTATCGAAATGACTCTTAATGTCACCGTAGTTCATTTCTTTCTCCCACCCTTTTTCTTATACATTAGATGCTCTTTTCTGTTGCCATGAAGCCCTCAAGGTTTTCTGCCTTGAGCTTCTTGATGATTTCTCGGAAAGGTATTGAACCGTCCATAATGTCAAAGCCCTCTTTCTTCCACTTCTCGACAAAGATGGCAGGGATCGAAGCCACATGCTGATATTCACCTTCAAGCTGCTTCGTACTCTGGTTTCGTTTGTCTTTAAGATCGTCAAGAAAGGCTTGGCTAATCTGTTGGCTGTCTGTTCTAACGAGGTTGCCAGCCTCTTCACTGAAGTCGTTTTGGACTCCAACTAAATTAATGTCATTCTTCTTGCTCATAAGAACTCCTTGTTAGGCGTAAAGGTGTAGGGGGCAAACGGTAAGGAGAGCAGAATCCGTTTGGTGCTCCCCCTACTCCTATTGGTTACTAGCTAAGACCGTTTAGCTGACCAGAACCTTTAGGGTTCTTGTGCATTAGGCCGAGTTCTCCAACAACCATGTGGGTGTCAGAGTCACCTGTCTTCGCTAACAGTGTCCGTGCAAATGGACGCAATGAGGCAGTACGCCACATTGATGGGTCCAGCATGAACGCATGTGTAGTCATTTGATGCCTATTAAGCACCACTTTGTACTCACCAAACGGGCTGACGTACAAATTGACTACATTAGTGAGGGTCTTGTTACCATCATTGAACTCACGGCTTCTACCAGAAGCACCTGTGAAACCAGCGATGATAAGAGAGTCCGCAGGTTTGACCATCATTACGCTTGGCTCACCACCTGCACCGTAAACAGCCTCCATAACATCAAGCAGCTTTGCTTCTGTCATTGGGTCTGTTGCGTTAGAGCCAGCATCGACTGTCACAGAAGAATCAATCAACTGATCAGCAGATGCCATCTCACGGGCTGTGGTAGCATTACCAGCTACAGTAGCATTAGAAGCACCAACAAAGGCGTATTCTACGTCTTTCTTGATCTCTTTTAGTGCTTTAGATAGCTGATATGCGGTCTCTTTTGCTCTACCGTAGGCTTTAACAGCATCAGCGGTAGCAGATACTTGAAAAGTCTTCTGTAGTATCTGAGTGTTGCCAGTGATCATTACTGTTGGGATGGCTGTACCTGCTGATGCAGTGAAACCTTCCAACTGTGCGTTTGAGGCGGCAGAAGCAAGCGTATCAGTCATATACTGGTACTGTCTCGCGTGTACTTTCTCTGTTTTGATCATACTGAACATTGGTGTATCAGTGGGTGTAATGTCACTGATGATGTTAGATACGTCCTCTTGGAGTCCGATCTGTTCGTAGGTCTTGTAAATTGCCATTTGTGGGGTTTTCCCTTCTTATTAGGCATTATTATTTACGCTTCCCACCTTCCTAAGATTGCTGCTGCAATATCATCCAAGTCCCTACCACCGTTTGCGACCATCTTCTGTCTAGCTTTCTCAGCTTTCGCCTTGGAGCTAGTCTTTGGGTCTGGTGTACGTTTACTCCGTAACACCTTCTTGGTGGCTGCACTTTTCTTCTTAACCAAAGCTACCTTCTTGCCCTCGTCATATAGACGAGCTTTGTTAAGCAGTATGATCACATTAGGATCAACATACTGGTCAACATCGTCTGCTGGTAATCCTTGGCTAACTGCATAGCTTCTTATGTCATCATAGAGCTTGTTATCCCATTCGGGTAACTTCTCTTTCAGCGTAGATACACACTCTTGAGCTGCTTGCTTCTGTGTGGTCTGCTGCTGTTCTTTGATGTCTTTATAAAAAGCGTCTGCTTCCTCAGTCAGAAACTTCAAGTCGTTGTGTGCGTCTTGGGCTTCTTTTCTGAGCTGTGCGAAGTCTTCGGTCTCCATAGTTTTGCTGGCAACGAGCATATCCACTTCACCATACGGCTTGTAGCGTTCTTTAGCTTTGTCCAGCATCTTTTGGAGAATGAGATGGTTCTTTTCGATAGCTGCTTCAGCGTCCTTACGTTGGGAAGCAACGAGCTGAGACTTTTGAGTAAGACTAGCCTCTTGTCCTGCAAGCCGTTTAAGATTAGCCAAAGATACCTTCTGGGTCTCACCTGAAACGACAACCTCGATTTCAGTGTCATCGGACAGGGCAGTTTCTTCAACTGCATCATCATCGTCTGACTCATCTTCTTCAGTATTGTCATCATCGGTTTCTTCCTCATCAGGGTCTTCTTCTTCCTCATCTGGTTCGTCAGTTTCAGTAGTCTCTTCTGACTCAGTATCATCCGTAGTCTCTTCTGGATCATCCTGAGTTGCCTCTGCTTCGTCTTCCGATGGCTGGTTTTCAGCGTCTTCCCACTTGGCAAGTATGGCTTCTTCTGGATCGAGGACTGTACCGCCCTCTGTGAAAGATTGTGTGTTTTGCACGTTTGACATGGTGCTTATTCAACCTCTTCGCTGTTGTTGCGTTCTGCATTCTTAGTAATGATTTCATCCTTAACCGATACTTGCTGTCGCAAGGTCGAGACAATATCTACCAAGGCTCTGTAATGGCTGTAAGCACGTTCCCTTACTTCTGTATCTTCTGGTTTAGAGTTTACAAAAGTCTGGAAAGTGCCTTGCACCATTTGGTCGATAGTGTTCGAGAAAGCGTCAGTGTTTAACAACACATCTGCCGCCTCTCCCTTACTTATCATTAGCTCTTCTTCGTTCACTTAACTCTCCTTATCCCGTCGGGGATGCTATGCCCCTCAAGTCTTCGGCAGTCCGAAGTATCTCTAGCTCATTACTGTCAATGAACTGCTTGAACTTAAACTGCTGTTCTTTGAGGTCTTGGTTGTCGCTCTGTAGAGCGTGTTGAGCTTCAGCTTTCATTTGCTCAAGCTGCATCTTCATCTGAGATACCTGTGCATCTACCTGTGCCTTTGCTTCGGCAACAGCGGTCTGACGCTCTTGTAGCTCAATCTGTTTCTGTGCCATCTGCATCTGCATTTCAGCAGCAGGGTCAGGCTGTGGTGGCGGTAACTGATCTGGTGAGGTCAGATAATCACTGACATTCAAGATACCAGCCTTTTCCATTACATCCTTCACCAGAGCGTAGGCGTTCTGCTGCTGGTACATAGGCTGTAGGATCGGGTCTTGTGAGAACATCTGGTGCATAGCTAGATGCTTCTGGCTCTCTGCTTCTTGCTCACCGTATCCTAGGTGAAGCTGAACCATAACATCACGTTTACTATCCCACACAGATGGGTTGACCTGCACATACTCACCAGACAAGTCCACGATCTTCTGCTGGTCTTCGTTTTCGACCACAAGCGTATAAATAAGATGGAACAAAGGCTTCACGAACTGGTTGGCGAAGTTACGAGCTATAATCTTCTGCCGCTGCTGCGACATGGTGGCAAGTTGCTCAACCATTGCGGCACTATTTTGGTGGCTTATAGCATCCTTGTTTAACCCTTGGCTGAGTCTACTAACACCTGAGTTGTCTTCCTTGTCCTCATCGAGAAGCTGCAAGGTTTGAAACACAAACGGGTTAAGGCTTGCTTGCGGCATAGGTGATATAGCATCAGGCCGTGAGATATTTACGATGCCGCCTACACGGTTGTCGATAAGCTCTCTTGGATTAGTTAAGCCACCTTTGACAACCATATATCTTGGGTTGTTAGTGATCATTGAGTGATCGAGGATTGACCGTGTAAGAATAGTCCTAGCGTTCTGTGTAGCTATTA